GTAACCATGTCTTGGATATTCACTATATGTTCTTTGAACTTAATTACGTCAACACCTGTAGAGTTATGAATTTGAGTTTCATTTGCTATATCCTTGGCCGCATATAAATAAGCAGCTGCATAGTTGGCGTGTAAGTTTGCAATGAGTGGTGAATCATCTTGTTGTGCAGCAGTAGCATACCGAGCTGATTGTCTGATCAGTTTTTCCAATGATGAAGATGCTACAACCTTCCTGTTTTTGATGGCTGTGTACATCAAGAAGACGACTATCACTAGATATAGGTAGAACATCTCTTTGTATAATACACGAAAAAAAGTTACCTAAGTTGACATGATTCATGATACGTGGTAAGTAAAAAAAAATGGAAGTTATTCGTGATGAACTCTGGCACAAGTGTCTCGGTGATACGCTCAAAATGTATCGCATCACCGAGCCAAATGACAAATGCTACCAACTGGCTGACGCTACTTGGAAAATGAAAAAGAAATACGAGGAGGCACGGAGATTGAAAAATAATAGGGTCACACAGCTTATCACCACTTTACCTGATGATCCTCGTGTTCAAGTAAAGAACCATATCTGTGTGGCATTAACTATGTCTGGGGTGAGGTGTAAGTTCAAGGCAGTGTGTGGCAACTACTGTAGAAAACACAACGTGTCGGATAAATTAAAATCCCAGTTAGTATAAATGTTAGATCAGGGTACACTTAGACCTGTAATAATAGCAATGTCGTTATACATCATTGTCAGCGTTCTCATACCTCGTTACGCTAAACCCACTAATATTGAAGCTATTGATGACATTGTTGGTTTCCTCGTAGCTCAGCGTGGATCTATTATGTCTGGTACAATTTTAATGGGTCTTCTTGTTCTTTCCGCCAACTACCTAGACACTGAATTCTTTTAAGATATTTTCACGTGACATAATATTTTTCGTGTGACTATGATCCATATAAGTGAGTCTTTTAGAATAGGCATCTTCCATGAATTCCAAGAGTTGTTCGAACTTTGGTTTACCCCAAACCATACCCTTTTTAAAAAGGAAGTCGTCATTTTCCAACTCTTGAAGTTCACACTCAATCATGTAGGGTGTTTTGAGATATTCACTTGGTCCTCCATAATTTGTTGCGATCACAGGTTTATCTCTTACAGCTGCTTCGATTGCACCCATTCCTACACCTTCAGAATTTGAAAAGTTTACATAACAGTGTCCACGACTGTGAAGCACGTTCATGTCATCCTCTGTTGTAAGACCATTGATTACTTCAACTCGATCCATATTGATCGTAACATCTTCTTTGCATGTAGACTTGACGAGTAATTTGGTATCTGGTTTATTAAGACGAACGAAAGCTTCTAGTATCTTTCTAAAATTTTTCCTAGGGTCTAGAATATTGCCTATATGATAGAATACATAAGGTATGTTTGGAATATAAGCATGGATAATATAAAATTCTTTGTTAGGAAATTGACGTGATAGAACACCTTTACAGAATTCACTTGGGACAGCTATACGATCAAAGTGTTCAAACAACTTTCCATAATCTTCGTGTACAGTTTCAGTTTCACAAACGGTCATACATATGAGTTTTTTACATCTTGACTTGATGTAAGGAATTCGATTAAGAACATTCTCAATTGGGATTGCAAACAGAAACGCGTGATCACATTCCGGTATATCTTCGCTATACATGAAATATTCACTTCCTGGAAAGAGGTCCATATATTTCTTTGTATGTTGCCCAATACCACTCAATAAAGTTGGTCCTATAAAGATCATTATATATAAAGATAATCTTTCTTTTATGTATACAAACATGGATGCTCTCAAGCAAGAAATCTCCGAGGAAATAGATAAGCTTCGTCTCGACAAGACACGACTTTACAACATTCTTCTTAAGATGATTGATAATTGTGGTGGTGCGGGTGGTTCCGGATCTCAGGGACCTCCAGGCCCCCCAGGCCCTCCGGGTCCCACTGGTCGCACCGGTCCAGCCGGTCCAACCGGTCCAGCCGGCCCAGTCGGAAAGGCTGCTACCAAGACCACTGCCAAGTCTACAACCAAGAAGTCTTCTGTCGCGTAATTATATTAAAGAATAGACTATACTAATATTCAGTCGCTGCCATAACTCAATCGGAAGAGTGCGGGCCTTGTAAGTTCGAAGTAGGGGGATCGAAACCCTCTGGTAGCACATCCAATTAGCTCAATCGGTTAGAGCGTCGTGCTTATACATCGTATATTCATATAGAGTTACATCTATTAAGGCACGCGAAGGTTGCGGGTTCAAGCCCCGTATTGGATATCTTCTTACATCGCTTGTGGAGGACTGCTTTTATTCACCATGTAAATAAAAGTTCCCAATACCAATATTATTGCGATGATAAGGTATCCAAATGGATATTTTTTAGTTTCGTGTTCTTGTGGTTTATCGGGTAATTTTTTGACATTCATGTTGAGTACTTCAATCTTATTTGTTAGCTTTTCTAGAGCTTGAAGTATTAGAACATTCTTGTCCTTTGGTTTTTCTTTTGGGTGAACGACTGTAATTTCAAGTACCATATACCAGTTTACACCTGGTTTTAGAAATGTATATGTACCATTTTCTTGACTTTCATATAAGTTGAAGTTCAATTGTTTAATAGACATTGGGTTAAAATAGTTTGTTTGTCTTTCAAAACTTTTCCATTCTTTATCTTTTACCACGGTGTTAGATCCACTGGCGTAATGTCTTTCGAGTGGTATACGTGCGAATAACCTACCATGGCGTTCATCGAGCATCTGTGCTACTTTGGGTATTTCTGGACACGTAATATCTATGTATTTGGGTATATTACTGGCTTGTGCAGATGAACTTGCTTTTCCGATCTGTGTAACGTAAAAATCTACCATCTTTATACCGAGTACATTGTTCATGTTCTCTATATGAGTGTTTGATTCAAGAGTTAAATTAACAGAAAATGCGTTATTACTTCCGTTGATATATTTAGAATCAATTACCATGTACTGAACCTTTTTAGGTATGTCGTCGAGTGACAATGACATTCTATCATATGTTTATAATTTATTTTGCTTAAAGTTACATCGATAATGATATATAACATCATGTACTCCAGATTATCACAATTAAAACACATGAGACGTGGTAGTTATATCAATGGTGAAAATACTGAATCATTTGATCTTGTTATCAAAGATATTGAAAGAATGCTTCAACAAGAAGAAGATAAATTAATGGAGGAATCTTTGATTGAATCTATGAACAATGAATATGAAAATAATTCAAAATCTAAGTGGTACAATGATAATTTTGATACATGGGTATCTTTACCAGTACGCCAAGATTGTCGAGAGTATTCACTTACGGAGAGACTTCGGTATTCACAATGTAGACTTGACATGTTCGAATACATGGAGAACAAGTTCAAGAAGATTATATTCCCAAATCTAGCAGATCGTCTTGATTTCTTTTAGAGGATTAAAGATTTCGTTCGTATGAATTGTACATAATGTCTCAAGCTATTGGTATTGATTTAGGAACTACTTACTCATGTGTTGGTGTATGGCAGAATGATCGTGTAGAGATTATTCCGAACGACCAAGGAAATCGTACAACTCCATCGTACGTTGCCTTTACAGATAATGAACGTCTCATTGGAGACGCTGCAAAAAATCAGACAGCTATGAACCCTAAAAACACTGTCTTTGACGCGAAGCGTCTTATTGGTCGTAAGTTTTCGGATAAGAAAGTCCAAGACGATATAAAGGACTGGTCTTATGAAGTTGTTCCCGGTGTGGCTGACAAACCTATGATCAATGTTGAATTTCACGGTGAGAAGAAACAATTTGCTCCCGAAGAAATTTCGTCTATGGTGTTGATTAAGATGAAGGAGACTGCGGAATCTTTCATGGGTAAAACTGTGAAAGATGCAGTTGTGACTGTACCTGCTTACTTCAGTGATTCACAGCGACAGGCGACAAAGGATGCTGCTGCTATTGCAGGTCTAAACTGTCTTAGAATTATCAATGAACCAACAGCGGCTGCAATTGCTTATGGTCTGGACAAGAACAAAGATGAAGATAAAAATGTATTGATCTTTGATCTTGGTGGTGGTACGTTTGATGTATCACTTCTCAATATTGAAGGTGGTATATTTGAGGTAAAGGCTACTGCTGGTGATACTCATCTAGGTGGTGAAGATTTTGATGCACGTCTTCTCCGTCATTTATCGGATGAGTTCCGTCGAAAGAATAAGAAAGATATTTCTGGAAATCCTAGGGCTATTCGTCGTCTTAGGACTGCGTGTGAACGTGCCAAGCGAACTCTCTCTTCTACGGCTCAAACGATGGTTGAGATTGATTCGCTGTTTGATGGGATTGACTTTTATACAACTATTACCCGTGCACGTTTTGAAGAGTTAAACTCTGATTTGTTTAAGAAGTGTATGGAACCCGTTGAACAAGTACTTCGTGACGCGAAGATGGATAAGTCTAAGGTTGATGAAATTGTTCTTGTGGGAGGATCAACCCGTATTCCGAAGATTCAGCAGATGCTTTCTAGCTTCTTCAATAATAAAGATCTAAACAAAACGATCAACCCCGATGAGGCAGTTGCTTATGGTGCGGCCGTTCAGGCTGCTATTCTTTCGGGTGTTGACAATAATAACGTCCAAGATCTTCTGCTACTTGATGTTGCACCCGTATCCCTGGGTCTTGAAACAGCGGGTGGTGTTATGACTAAAATTATTGATAGGAACACAACTATTCCGACTAAGAAGGAACAAGTCTTTTCAACGTATTCCGATAATCAACCAGGTGTTCATATTCAAGTATATGAAGGAGAACGCTCCCGTGCAAAGGATAACCATCTACTTGGAACTTTCGATTTGACAGGGATTCCAGCCGCACCCAGAGGTGTTCCACAGATTAATGTTTGCTTCGATATAGACGCAAACGGAATTCTAAACGTCACAGCTGAGGACAAGGCTTCAGGTAAATCTGAAAAGATTGTTATTACCAACGACAAAGGACGTCTTTCCAAGGAAGAAATCGAACGTATGGTTCAAGATGCAGAAAAGTACAGGGAGGAAGACGAGGTATATGAGAAACAGATGAAAGCTATAAATGATCTAGAAAACTCTACTTATAGTATGCGTAATATGGTTGAGGGTGAAGATTGTAAGTTCGACGATACAAATAAGTCAATTATAAAACTGAAAGTTGATGAAACTATCCAGTGGATTGATAATAATCGTTCGGCATCTGTTGATGAAATTGAGGAAAAACAAAAGGAACTTACGGAACTATACATGTCTTGTCAACAGCCCGACACTGAGTCGGAGGCTGCGAAGGGCCCAACTATCGATGAGGTCGATTGAAAATATTGACATATATAAATGCCAACTACCAAGCAGCTGAAAAACGCTAAGAAAAAATTAAAAAAGGTTCCCAAACCAAAAGGCAATTCTCCTAAGATTGTCGATATACTGACGTACATTTTGATTAGGGATGATCCAAATAAAAAACGCAAAAATGATTTCGTAAAGAGCCAGAGGGAATATGAAAAGATTTACAAGAGTAAAACTTCTAGTAAGAAATAAGATCCCTGAATGTGTGTATGTCACCTTTGTTAATCAAATTACTTAATTTACGTTCTTCTTTCGTTAACGCAACAGGTTCACCATTAAATGAAGTAAACTTAGACTCCTTATATACTTTGTACAGAGACATATCAACTGTATCAAAGTACATGAGAATCTTGGCTAGCATGTCAAAATCTAAAATTGTTAGACCCGTTATAAATCTACTTCTCGAAAATTCGAACCCACCTTTGTCGTTCTGTTTTAACATATGTTCTTTTATAAAGGCTTCTATTTCTCCAATGGGTTCTGTACCTATTTCATTCGCTCTGAGAGAAAATACCATAAGGTTATCTAAGCCATCTGTTATTTTTTTGAGAAATTCTCTTTTTACCTGACACAGAGACATATATTTATGCAACAAATTAAGTTGGTACTATAGAAATAAAGAAATTTTCCAACGTTCTAGATGCGTTGAATATTGAAATGGTCGATTTGTTATGTATGGATATACAGGGTTTTGAGTTAAATGTTCTTAAGGGTGCGGGTGGACATCTTAAGAACATACGATACGTTATTATGGAAGAACCTAAACCCGGGTTAAATTCAAAATATATTAATGCACCGTTATCGAGTGAAATAAAGTCATATATGACTGATAACGGGTTTATTGAAATTGAACGTATAGAAGAAAATCTTCTTGAAGATAACGTTATGTATAAGCGGGTACTCGATTAAAATTAATTTTGTCATCACCCATAATTTCAGCAGCTCTTGGACAGTCGTTAACTATTTCTCCCATATAACCTTCTGATTTATAAGGAATTACTTTAGAGAAGGGTTCGTATGCGTTTTCCTTTACACTGTGTACAAAAAGAGAATTTGCTACGATAGGGTAAACGTATTGGTATAGAAATATTTGGTCAATTAAATATTTATCATGCCCCTTTGGTATTTGTTTTTGATACCATCCTAGAAATGTTTCGGATGGTATGAATGACCTAGGTGTCGCATTGATATCAGTTACCCCGTTGTCTATATGCATATATTGGAGAAGACTATTCCTACAACCACATGTCCCGGCTAGTATAGGGACTTTATGCGTTGGGTAACCTCTTATGACGTGAAAATCTTTATCTGAACTTAACCATTCATCTACCATTTCTTTTTCATATGCGGTCAGACGTGAATCAGCATCTCGAACTAATACAGTTGTATTGGGTAGAAACATATCATAGAATCTCCAAAATGTATTAGAAGCTAGTTTATCCATTCCTTCATGACGCACCATTTCAACATTACTCTGTTCGGTTAACCAATCAATTACATTTTTTGGAACTGTATCATTATAATGAATTCTCACAATCCATTCACTATAAATTTCTTTGGCCGCAAGTGCATTTTCTATCATGCCATATGTATAAACTTCATTGTCCCCCCATAATGAATATGAAATATACATTTACTTAAAAGGCACAATCTTCTTTAAATAAATGATATACGTACCCAGACCCGATGCTGCGATTGGAAATTTATCATTAGTGTACTCAACACATATGTTGATGACAGGGGGTAAGGGGGCTATTCACCCGGATGTTTATAAATACGGTCGTGACAAAAGTCTTATTTTTACGTATGTATCAGATGAAGGTGTTATCGAAGAAAAGGGTTTCATAAATGGTTTTATACACTTGAGATTTCCACAAATTAGTAATGTCATGCAGGAATGTATCAAACCTACTGATACTATGCAAAAACTTATTGATACTACATACACAAAACTCGGGGACTGTGTTGCTGGTTTTCATATTAGAAGGGGTATGTATGGTGAAGATAGTTCTAAGTTTGCCTATTACCCATTTAGTTCTGATAATGCGGTAGAAGCGATGATAAAAGTTGCAAATGAAATGGACAAACCTGTCTTTGTTATAAGTGATTCGATAGTAACTAAAAAATATTTTCAAAGTAAGGTTCCTAAAGCCATATCACTTGATTTAAAAATTGGTTTTACAGCGTGTGAATTTAGTCAAGAATATGCTCATGCATCTAAAGAAGATGTAGACACCAAGATGAATAGTATTTTGGAATGGTTTATGATATCTAAAATGCCTAAAATATACACTACGATGGGTGGGGTTTGTGATAGGAATGTTCCGGAGGGTACTATAGAAGGACTTTCTTCTACATTTGGATATTCTGCTGCACTTTATGGGGGTAAGATACCTTATTATGTATTTAATGATGGTTATGTATTCTATCCAGATGGGACTGTGAATAGTCCAAGGCTTGCATGGTCCGATTCCGAAACGGGTCGTTATATAGTCATAAACGAACCCACAAAGGAAAAAATTATTACACATCGAACCAAGTACCCCATGTGGAAACTGTTAGTAAATCCGGTAGTTTGTAAAGATATTGGTATATACGAATGGTGTGATAAACGGGTTAATGTAGAATTTGAGTCGCCATCGAATATAAAAAATCCTAAGAAAATGATATTTATAGATTAACCATTGCCTAAGTTATAAATTATATCTTACAATATAACAAAGATGTCACTTGTTCCGATTAAGTTACTCAAGAATATCCCAGTGAGAAACAAACTCTTGAAAATCAAGGGGGAGACTCACGAGCTTGATAAAAATGATTACATTGAATCTAGAATCAATGTGAACCGCAAGGCTAAAAATCTTTTGGCAATTGAAGATGGTTCTGAGATTGCTAAATATTACCTTCATAAAAAGGGGTTATTTGAGCAGATAGCTAGAGACATAAAAAAGGAAGCTAAACAGAAATTTGGATTCTTATTTCGTAAGACTTCTGCTATGGAGAAGCGACCTATTACTACTAAGGGGCGTATAGGTACAGATTACATTCTTATGGAGCATTCTTACGAGGATGGTTCGGGTCACTATGGTATGACCCGAGTAAATCACGATAACAAGACAGCTAAGATTTTCGACTCGATGAGAAATACTGAATCTGATTTTGAAGAACCCCTACAGGCTGCTTTAGGAAAGGGGTACAAGGTAACTGTTGGTACAATTCATGGATGCTTCCCTCGGTTACGAAACACGTCTAATACGGATCTTAACCCACAGCCTACGGGTGGTTTTGTTTCTCAATCTTACAATGATTTTAAGCGATCGAACTTTGCAGGTGGACGAGGTGGAATATCGAAGAAGTATATGCAAGAGGCTTTCATAATTTCACAATATGACGAAATGTCTCAGCATCATTTCTGTTACATGGAATCACTCCTTGCCATGATGACGAATCTGGGTTTGGTTAAACCTGGACCTCAGGACCCTCGTGAACGACTTGAATATGTGAAGAAGTTCATTTGGGGTATTATTCATAAATATGTTCCAAAGGTCAGTCGTAAAACACCACAGTGGCAATTTTTTATGAAGACCTTTCCGTACCTCCTTGAGACAACTGATTCGAATGGTAAGCGTTTGCCTATGAAGCGTGGATTTATTCAAGTCCCACCGACTCGTGGAAGAACTACAAAATACCGTTTGAAGAAGATGCGTCTACGAAGTGACATAGATCCAACTTGGAGTCTTAAGAAGATTGTTGATTGGTCACGTGGTACACGCAAGTGGATTGTCCCTAAATAAAAAAAACAATACCTAAGTTGGATAGCTTCTTTGTAATGTTCATGAAAACATGACTAATCAAGACATATTGCGTACAATGATGACACAACTGGACGAGGCTTCGAATACAATCCCCGAAGGCTTCTATATTCAGTTTTGTGATCACCTCCAAAACCTTCATCGTGGTGAACACGATGAAGACACCGACGAGCATACGAGGGAGATGGCCGAGCGGGCTGAGCTGTGTCGCCGTCAGACCATGTTATTTGTTTACCCTATTTGGTATTCGGGCCTTGCTATTTATTATTTAAACCGTTTTGTTTATTTCTGTTTTAAGGTTATATATTCCATGATCGAATCACGAACGAATAAAAAAATTTCACACGCACCCCCTGACAATTGTGGGACTATATATGTTCCAGAGAGAGAATGGCTTAGGCTCATAGGAGTTGACGAGAAGTAATTATTTTTAGAGGCATAATTTCAAATAATGATAGAATTGCTAAGAGTTGTATGGTTAGATAGTGGTGATAAAGGGGAAATGACTGACTGAAGAAGAGTATGGGAGAAAATTTTGTGAGATGCATGGAGATGT